GCGAGACAATGACTAATCGTTGCTTAAGAGTAATCCCAAGGGATACTACAGGTAACGATTGTTATTGGTTACGACGTCGGTTACTACCGAGGTACGAACCATTTATCTCTCCTCCTGGGATAACTATCTCAGGAAACGGATGGTACCGTTCCAGATATGGGGAGAGACTTATAAAGGCACTAAAGCTCGAGCTCGGGCTTAGTGACAAATTTTGTCATGTAGTTGCCTTAAGATCAGCAGGTCTTATATCTAGAATCCTAGATACAATCAACGGACTAGTGGACTCACTAGTCTGTGCTGATTTTAACTTCGACCAATCCCAATTGGGAATGTGGACAGCTCTACTAAGAAAAATATTCAAGGTAGGCATCCACAATCTTGGTGAAGTAATCAAGATGTGGAAGGAATTCACCAACTATATCTTGCATAAGGGAGCAGAAACCGAACTATTGATCGGTTCCGATTCCTGGGGCAAAATAAGCCCCTTAACCAAGAATAACATATTCCGGATTCTATTATCTGATCCGGTCATCAATCGATGGTCACAACCTGGTAATACTCGTAAAGAATGTGAGCGAATTGCTCCATTCCTTTCAACGAGGCAAATGCCATACTGCGGTAAGTCTACCGAAGTAAAGGCATTGAATGAGTTCAAGGAGGTAATTACCTCTGAACACAATACAAACCCTTCCGATCTAAGAAATCTTAGGCATGCGGCAAGGCGTATTGGTGCTATATGTAATAACATACAGCCCAAGAAAGTCTCCCAACAGACATTCCACACATCTGTGAATTCGTCGGGGGAGTATAATTACCCCATAAGTAGCGGTGGACAAGCCACTGCAGCAAACGATAGTTTGAAACTATATATGGAGTATATACCGAAAGAGGATTTCTTAGAAAGAACTCCCTTTGGGGAAGTTAGGCACATAAAGGGAGTTCCCTTGTGGCTAACTGCATTCCGACCTGAATGGCACCGCAAAGAATCGGTGTTTAGGAAGGATGATCACTTTGGTAAATTGATCGAGCAAACTGCTGGAACGAACCAAATTATAGGGTATGACGAGTACATTGGTAAACAACTAATGTACTGTGCATGGAGCGATAGCTCGGCCATACCGGTAATACGGGCCTCGACAGTCCCAGAAATGGGAAACAAGGCTCGTTTAGTAACTGTATCAGAATACTGGTTAAACACGTTACTATCACCATTTTCGCATCACTTAATAGAGAAGCTCAAATGGCATCCTAGTGTATTCTCGTCATTCACGAGAATGGACCAGGC